GTCACGCAGGTATTGTTCTGCTTTTAATTTTGGTAAATTACCAACGTCAATGTAGAAAATACGGCGCTCTGGAGCTCTCGAAATACGGTAAATAACCGTTGCATCCTCTATCATACGTAATTGATTGAGAGGCTTGATTGCTTTATGTAGATAACTCAGAACAACCGCACGGCGGGAGTCCATAAGACCTGACACCACCGAAATAATAGAGTCTGTTGTAATACGAATGCCAACAGGACCAAAATTGGATGCACTACCACTAACAACCTTATCGTTGTAGATATAGTATTCGTTCACTGGTTGTAAAACATCTGCACCAGTTCTTTCATCCTTTTGTTTTCTCATTTCACGGATCTTACGTAGTCTACGTGGATCTATGTAACGAAGTTCTTTGATACCTTCTTGTGGTTTTTCACGGTCAATAATGATGTGGTAATACATTCTACCATCAATATAGTATCTACGGAAAATATCTTGCGCCATTTTTCGGTAATCCAATAGTCGTAAAACAGTATTGAATTCTTCTTTAATAGCATTCTTAATTTTTTCTGGTTGTTTCAAATCATCTAAAATAATTTTAGTGATTAATCCATCGTCATCTTGCACAATGGCTTCATTAACTATGTCATCTATCGCAGATTCTATTTCAGGTTGCATTGCCATTTCACGGTAACGAGAAATAAGTTCTACCTCGTTCTTTGCGGTACCGTCTAGGTCAACATATGTGCCGTAGTAAGCGGCAGATGTAATAGTTAATGCTCCATCATCTTGCGATGGTGGTGCAAATGATTGTTGAACAGTTGCTTCTTCCTCATCCTTTTGACGAGAAATAGTAAAACCGAACAGTGAAAATTTATTGTTGTTTGCCATATTTGTGTGTAATTATAAAATCAAAAAAACATGGAGGACCCGTGTGGGTCCTCCGTAATTATCAGGAAGTTGTATCTGTTTCCCAGAATTGATAAGCAAATGTGCAAGTGAATTCTTCAATTGCGTCATTTGAACCCCAATCTAGGTCGATTGGTGCCAAGTCTAGTGGGAACATACCAACGAATTTGTATTTCTTCAACTCTTGTCCAGTTTTGCCGTATTGAATAACGTTTGCATCAACAGAATAACCACCAGAATTTCTTGCGGCACCAGCTCTTACGTTGCCTGCATGACTATTAATTAAGTTCATCCAGTTTTCTAAAGAATTTCTGATTACAAAATCTTCATCGTTAATGATTGTTAATGTCCAATCTGCAAATGTTCTGTTTCCTGGAAACTTCATTTCACGACCAAAATAATAAACAGGAACAGTTCCAATTGAAGAACCTGGCAACTGTGCTGTTTTTGCCATAAAAGTTATTTTTTGGCCAGCAGCTGTTGAGTTAGTTACGCTTGATGGAAATATTAAAGATACAGAGAACAGATTAGGACGGGCACCGTCCCCAATCATATTTGCTCTGAATTCTGCTACATTGAATGACATTGTTTTCTCCTATATCGTTTATTTATTAAGCTGCGCCAACGATTGTTACGAAGTCAACACCTGTTCCAACAGCAACGAAATTCAATTGAATGTAGTTAACTGAACGTGCAGGCTTGATATAGATATCTCCAACAAATTGGTTACTATCAACAACTTGTTGTGTATTATTTGTTGTATCGCAAACAACTCTGAAATCAGTTATACCACGGCGGCCTTGAATGTCACGCAAGAATGGTGATACCAAAGCAACAAATTGTGTTCTTGTGAATTCATCGTTCAATTCAAACATTGAATATTTAGCAGCTTGAGCAATCGCTTTCTCAAGTGTAATGAACAAACGGCGAACGTTGATACGGTCAAATGCAGAAGGTTTGTTCAACAATGTCTTGTCACCGAACAATACTGTTCCTTGACCAGGGAAAGACACAACAGGGTTTACACCTGCTGCATACAATGTGTCACGGAAAGATTTGTTTGGATTCCATGCCAACTTAATGCAGTTCTTAATTGCACCACGGTTGAAACCTGCTGGTGAGAACCATGGGTCACGCACGTTATCTGTATATACACACAGACCAGCAATGTCACCGTTTAATGGAACCCAACGATATGTGTTGTTGTATTTGTCGAATTGGTATTTCCAACCAGAATCGGCAACAACGTATGATGAACTTCTAGACAATGCTGTTAACCAGTCTTGAATGTTGGTTGTTTCATCACCTGTTTTATTAACAACGTCTGAGTATCTTGGAGAAACAAATGCCACACAATCTGCACGACCAACAGCAATGTTATCAATAACATATTGTTGAACTGCAACAGAATGTCCACCAGTTAATACCAACGCAACATCAATAGATTCTTTGTTTGCAAATAAATCATAAGAATTTTCAATATTACCATCAGTAGGTACTGCGTTTGAACCTGTTGTCAAATTGACTGTTTGATTTGTTGCAGGACTTGCAAAGTTTCTTCCAGCAGCTGAACGACCCCATGTTGCATTTGTAGTTGAATATTCAACTGGATCCATTGCATAGATATACTTTGAGTTATTCAGAATAACTTGTTTGTAATAGTTTGTTACACCATTAATAACCGCATCGGATGCAGCTGAAACGAAAGCATAAGTTTCTAAGATTGCACCAGCAGAACCTGTGAACAAACCATCTTGGTCAACAACAACAATGTGCATTTCATCATTTTGACCACCTACAGAATCAGCAAAATCTGATGTGCTTGGTGCGGATGTAAAATAATTTTTGTATGACCATGTTCCATATGTTTCTGTGTTAGCACAAACATGAACACTGATTGAGTTTCCTAGAACGCCTGGATAACGTGCTGCAAAAGGCCCGTAGTCATTTCCGTTATTGGAACTTAAAAAATTAGCTTCGTATACATCTTCATTTTTGATTTGAAGGTTAAGACCGCTACCATCGGTTGCATTATTTGATGATGCACCGACTGCACGAACAACACTTAAATTGTTGCCGTAAGACAAGAAATTAGCCGCAGTAAAGAATGATACTGCGGTTAATGAATCTGGTTTGCCGTATGTGCTGGCAAGAGTTATTTCGCTGTCTATTTGTTTTACTTTATCTACTGGACCCCATTGAAATGCTCCAGCAAATGCACCGGCGGTTTGTTGAACTGCTGGAACAACGGTTGTTGCATCCACTTCAGCTACATTTACGCCTGGAGAGATTTGAAATGCCATTTTATTCTCCTTGAATTATTATGTTCTTTTGGCAAAATACCATAAGAGTATTTATGAAAGGCTGGATTTATAACCTTTCGAATTGATTCCTCATAAACTTTGCATATGTCTCATTGCCATCTGCAAGTTCCCATAAATCACCACCGATGATTTCAAAATCATGTTCTAAACCATCTTCAATGATTGGAGCTGGTAAAACATCTTCGTCCATCTGGTTCATCTTTTCTAATTGAATTTGTTTTCTTATGTCGTGATTTACAATTTCCTTAAAATATTGTTGAGTTGTTGCCCAAGCAAAAATTACAAGAGACATGACCAAGTCATCGTTAGCACCCAAAGCTGCCGCAAATGAATTTTTTTGTTGTTCAAATGTGGTAAGTTCTGAGTAAGTATCGAAATCATTAATTAATAGTTTGTCTCCTTCAATCAAGGTTTTTAGGTTTGAACAACCAATTGCCTTAACCTGAGGTGACATTTTTAGACCCATTTGAATGCCACGGGCAAAACCTGCACTCAATTGTTGGGGCTTCTTGTTGCCTGTGAACACTTTCCATAGGTTTTCATATTCAAAATCTTGGTGTAAAGAGTCTGCAACTTGTGGATTATTGTTAATTTCTACCAATATATACGCATCGTTGTAGTATCTTGCTGCATTATATATGACTGTCGGAAATAAAATTGGTGTGATTGATGAACTCGCATAAGTCGCAACTTGTTTATATGGTGTCTGTGATATATCAATAACTTGGAATGCTGAACTGTCTAAGTTTTTACCTTCCGATACATCCACACAAATACAGTATAGGTGGTCCGATTTGGCACCATTAATTTCTTTAACAGGGTGTTCATAGATTTTCATCATATCATGGTTGGCAACAGGATCACGATAAACAATTGTTTGTAGTTTGTAACCAGAAATCAATGTATTAGACGAACCCAAGAATTCGGTTTCAAATTCTTGTCTAAATTGACGTTCACTTGTGTTGCGGATTGTTTCTTCTTTCCATGCCTCATCACGACCTGGTACCATCGACCAATGAATCTCAAAGGTCTTATAGTTGTTCTTCTTATTGATAGCATCCATCCACAATTTGTAGAACAGGTTCATACCGTTTGGTGTAGACACAATAATAATCTTGGAAGTTTTACCAGATGAAATTACAGGATAAACAGAGTTAAAGAATTCTTCAGCAATGTTGTTTGGAACGAACGCAAA